CAATCTGACTTTCATTTCAGTCGTGTTATTCTCAACATTCCAAACGATTTCACTCGCATAGAAAAATGGATTTTCTTCGCAGGCTGGCTCTTGTTCTTCAATGTCAATCGCCCAGAAGTTCACATTCTCCTTCGGCTCTCCTTGAACTCCAGCCTTGACTTTTGGAATCCAGTTCCCAACGGGAATCTCATCAAAGACATGGCTCACATCGGATTCGATTCCTCCCATCACATTCGTTTGGTGGGTGTAGTTCGGCGCATGTCCATTCTGGAACAGTTCGATGGATAAGTCGATGTCGAAGTCGTCGCAATCATCTGGAACGACACGGAATGATACCATTATGGCATCCTGCTCTGCGTCATTGGCCTCGTGGCCTCGATAGTGGTTATGGATGCCAACGGTGCAATCCTCGACGCTTGGGGCATACTCACACGACCCATCATCCTCTTCGGCCTCTGGGTCGTAGTTATCAGCATTAGAATCGGTGCATCCTTTGATGTCCTCGTGTTCAGGCTCACATGAACCATCCTCGACGGTTGCTGACTCATCATAATTTGAAGCCGCTGGATTCATGCACCCATAGATAGGCCATACGCACGAGCCATCGTCGTCGGTGGCGTATGGGTCATAATTGTCAGCATCCACCGCCATACAGCCCCAGATTGGCTCGTATGGAGGTTCGTAGTAGTATTCGTCGTCGTCGTCACCGTTCATACCCGTGAAGTCGGTGATTCCAAGCATTTCAGCACCCCCTCCGCCCAAGAGAATGGCTATGACGGGCATCAAGGTTATCAGGAGGGTTTTGGCCTTCTCCGCTTGTTCATTGGCTTTGTCGAGGATTCCTTTTTCAATAACGGCATCTGCACCAGATGAGAAGTTCAGTTCACCATCATCCAGCAGGTCTGCCAAAACATCTGATTTGTCACGACCAGTAGCCTCCGCCAGCAGTTCCGCCTTCTCGGTCAGGGCGACTAAATCCACATCATCCGCTACGCTCATGGTGAGCAATTCACCAGTGCGGTTTTTCACGGATGCGCCCGATAGTTCTCAAGCGAAGGAGTGCAATTCGATGACAGCGCCACCGTGAGTGATTTCAACACACGCAGGATAAACCATTGTTCCAGCGGCTCGGTTTGAGCGATGCCATTGGACATCTCCATCTGAATCAGTCCAGCGTTGAACATCAGTGATAACTTCGATAGTCAAGTGGTCTGCACCACATGGACAATCGTCAACGGGTCCACGACCCACCATTTTTCCAATGATGAATGCGTTGTCGCTGAATTGGCTGTGAAACGACTTAACTGTGTCGCCTGTGTGTATTGCTGTTCCGTGTCGGTCTGTGTAAAGGTATTCGCCCATGATTTAGTCCAGCAGGTGACACCTTATAACACCTTCGGAATCTCAATGCTATTGTTCCTTAATTCAAGCACCGAAGGTTCTCATCGTTGGAAGCCCGCCGCCCTCATCCATCATATCGACGGCGATAAGCGCATAGAGCAGGCTGTGGAATGCGTGGTCGTCACCATCTCGACCATACTTCGTCAGGGATTGGGAACGGCGTTGCCTCCCAGACTTCATGTCATCCTCGACGGATGAATTGATGGCACACCATTCGTGAATGACCCATTCCAGTTCACGGTCTTTGAACGGCAATACAATCTCTTTGTTCTTGATTATCTCCAGTGTCTTTTCGATGTATGTTGTTCGGTCAATGACCGCCATGTTGATGATGTTTCGATTGTTGTCACGCTTCTTGAACTCGTATGGAGTCATTGGTCGACTCGAATAATAGCACGAGCAAACACGCTCTCCGAACTCTTCCTGCAGTTCCTTGACCTGCCTCGCACCATACCCAATATCACACACGACCTTTCGAGAATTGTATCGAAGAATGAGTTCTTTGATGCGCCCGACTTCATCCAGTTCGCCCTCGCCTCTGGCTTCAATCCGCATCGCATTCAATATCCGTTTTCCATCTGCCGAGAGAATCACGACGGTTGTTGTCAACCCCCAATCAATTCCCATCACGGATTCTTCTGGAATCTGCACCGACTCGACTGGGAACATATCGGAGTCGATAACTCCCAGCGCAACATCGAATGTCAACGGCTTTGCTGACCCAGCGAAGAACTCGCCGAGAACTTCATTTTGGAATCTGCGGGGAGTGTATGTTCCTCGCTTTTGTTCGATGTCAGCAGCACTGACATCTGGGTGCATGACTTGGGTGATGTGATACCCGATGATGTTCTGAACCTGCGTGTCGTGGCCGTGTGAATGAATCCATTGTTCACCATCCCATTCAGCCTTAGTGCTGGTTTCCCATAGCCTCCAGAACTCCGAACCCTGTTCACGGGCTGTTCCAGATACGAGAACCAATTTGTAGTTCGATTGGGTGAGCATCTCGATTAGCATTGGGAGAACATCGGGGTCCGAATCCTGATATTCGTCGATGCAACACATATCGGCGGCGATACCGAGCAAACCGTGAGCATCGCCCCAGTTCGAGTAAGCATAGAAGTGGTTCAACGACTTTGCACCGACATCGAATGTCTGGTGACTCACGCTGGACTTGATTCGTTGCTTTAGAAGGCATCCGTTGTTGACGCTGGACATCATCGCCCCATTGAACCGTTCCTCGACGAATCTGGACACCTGTGGTTGTCTGGGGGCGGTATAGACGGCATTGAAGTATGGAATGTTCAACAACCCATAGAGAAGGAGGTTGCATATCGTTTCAGTCTTTTCGACTTTACGAGAGCACTTGAGAACGATGACCTTCGTCGTGTCATTGTTTTGAGATGCACCGAAGTGGCGATACACTTCTTGGAGATATGGTCGCTCGTGAAGAAGGAACGCTTTCCCTTCGATGGTTCTGAAATACTGCGCCCAGCGGTCTGGATAGAGAGCAATCTCTCGTGCCTGTTGCTTGGTTAAAGCCTGTCCAGCACCCTCGCCCATGTGGACAAGGGTGCGGATGCTTCTCCATCAACCTGTCGACTCAAATCGACTCAACGAGTGAGAACTGGTCGGCGAATGCGTTGGCCTTCTCACGGCTATCGAATGTTGCGATGGTTTCGCCAGACTCACGGTCTTTGACGGCGAAGTTCCCTTTGTCATCCTGCATGATGAGGACTTCAAGCACCTTTGCTTCGATAACGCCTTCGATGACTCGTGCGGTTGCACGACTCCATGCGAGTCCGTAGTGTCCAGCGCATATTTTTCCATAGCCGTGTGCGGTTGAACGCTCGTCGGTCAATGGGAGAGAGCAGAAGCAACATCGGCCAGACTTTCGACCCATGTCGATAACTGTCTGAACTGGGTTGTCACGGAATGTTGCCATGACCGCACGAACTTCTTCGGAGGTTGCTGGGGTGTAGTTCCAAGCGGCGGTGTCTTTGGTGATGTGACCGAACTGTGCGTCACGGTTGCTCTTTTCAGCACCGTGATGGTGGACATAAAGAACGCTGTTGGATTCAGCCTTTCGACGGTTGGAACGGACAACGACTTCGTTTCCACTATCAGTTATCAAGTGGATTTTGGTGCGTGTGAGTGTTGAGCCAGCCGCATCAAAGAGTTCCAGAACTGCTTCGTAGCCTTCTTCAGCATCCTCGTCGCTAACTGGGGTTGTAGCGATGCGATGTGCTTCACGAGCCGCCGCACGAGCCGCCCTATCAGCGGCGTATTTTGCATCACGGGTTGCTCGACCTGCTTTGGATTCCTCTGCTTCAGCAATCATCTTATGGACAAATGGCATTTGCTTATCGGAGAGCCATCCTTTGTTGCGACCTTGACGAATCAAGGATTGAGCGAAGTTCTGACTGTTGGCCGATAGGTATGGGCGAAGTGAGTCCAGTTTGTCGACCAGTTCGCCAACGGGTTCGGAACTGGGTGTTGACTTTGGTTTTGAATCCGACACGGTTGCTTCGCCAGATACTTCAGCGACGAACTTGTTGACAAAGAACATTTGCTTGTCAGATAGACTCCACTTTTGGCCTTTACGCACCAAGTCCGATGCGAACTTGAGGTTTCTTGGGTTCAGTTTGTCCAGACCCGCTTCGAGGGTCGATATTGCTTTTTCTTGGGTTTCGCTAATGCTCGCCATGTAGTGTCCACACTGGGCGCACTATATCAAGGCTTCGGAATCTCAAGTGTTGGAATATCACTTCTTGGTGGGTGAATCGTCTTTCCAATCACGCTTTCGCTCGGCCATTTTAGCCTCACGAGCGACACGCTCGGTTGCCCTGCGTTCATCTGCCTTTCGACGGGTGATTGTTTTGTTGAGTCTTTCACGACCTGCATTGACGGTTGCTTCAACGCATGGCATAATCAATTGAGAATCTGGTTTGTCAAAGTGAACAGCCCATTGGAATCCTCTTCGGAACATGGCAACATCTTCGACAACGGCATCATGTTTCAGCAGTATTGGTTTGACCTGCTGGAATGCAGATTCCTTCATCCATAACGAAGCGCAACCTTTGATTG